CAGGTAATCGGTAATACGGAGGATAAGGCCTCTTTAATTTTTTCCTTTAATTTTGTCATTGCTTCACCTCTCTTTTCATTCTCTCTATATCTTATAGTTATATTTTAACATGTATGTTTGTTTTATGACTGTTTACATATAGTTCAAAGCTAGAATGATAAAGATTGTATATATTAGGAGTGTGGTTATTATATCCGATGCTCTGAATAGGCATGGCGTGTTGCTCCAATCGGAAAAACAAAATACGCAATCTGTCTGCGGTGGAATTATGATAAAAGCAATACCGGATATATGCCGCTCAATCTGTGCGGTAACAGGATGTGTCAATATTTTCATGCGATATTCTATGAGGTACAGTAAATGAAAACAATCGTACATGTGAAAAGTTTGCTTTAGCAGCACTGCTTCGTCTTATTTATTATGACAATAGCTGTTGGATCAAGCAGCATGGACGCAATGAGTTTTGTATTTTGATGAATCGTTGTCATAATTTTTAAAAGCTGAAAGGTAAAGTGTTTATTTATGTAGAAAAATAATACAATATATGTTAAAATCTTTACGTTTCGTATAATTTTTTATGCATTTGAAAAAGCCTTTAAAACTGGGATATAACCCTTATTTTAAAGGCTTTTAGCACTGTTAATGATGAATAACTTTAATGTAATTTAAACGCAACTTCTCACAAACTTCTCACACTTTTAAGAGATCAATAGCGGATAATAATTGCTCAATATTCTTATGTGTGTAGACCTTCTCTGTGACGTCACTACCCTTATGCCCGGCAATCTTTTGAATAGATACTTTATTTGCGCCGGCATCATCCAGCATACTGACGAAGGTGTGCCGACACTCATGTGGAGTATGTGACATATTAAGCTGCTGCATGACTGTATCAAACATATGGCGGTACCTTGCTTTTGTTACGATTGTCCCATCGTTGAAGGGGCTGAATAAAAATTCATTATCTGGATCATACATATCAGAAATATATTGCTCTATTAGACGGCTGATAGGGATAATACGGTTCTTGCCGGCATCTGTCTTTGAACCGGTGATGAAGTAGCGTTCCTTTAAATGCACATTCTCTGTTTTGATTGAAATAAATTCATTTAACCGAATTCCGGTAAAGAGAAGAATTAAAACTGTATTAGCATATGGTACAGTATCATTACTGAAAAGTTTTTTGATTTCTGTTTTTGTAAAAGGTACCTTCTTTGTTGGTTCTGTGCTCCGGCCAAGGTCAATGAAAGAAGCATAGTTTTTATCAGCTAAATCATTCTTGATTGCATAATCAAAAACAAGGCTGCATACTTTCTTTGCAAGTGTGAAGGTGGATGTACTCTTTCCATCCTCACGCAGACCGTCAATGATCTTTTGCATATGCGCAGTTTTAATTTTCATGACTGGCATATCATGGAGTGAGAAACATAGAGCAAGGCCATGTTCATACGATATTCTGGTGGCTTCCGTAGTGCCTACGAGCTTACGAGGAATAGCAAGCTCATAAACTTCCTTAAAGGTTGCCAAGTTTACCTCTTCTAGAAAACCATCTGCATGTGTATCATGAAACTGCTTTAACATCGCATCGCCTTCCTCCCAACTTGTTGCATATCCAATGGTCTTATATACGTACTTAACCTTTTCGCCCTCTTTTTTTGGCTTGCTGAAACCGATTGGAACTTTCACTACAAACGGCTTCCTGCGGCATCCTGTTTTATCAATCATATAGACGGTGCCATAACCGTTCCCATAGCGGCCGGGGCGCGATCGAGACGGAACTTGTTTCTTTTGCCTTCCTCTTGCCATTTTTACACCTCCTTTTTCCAGTGTTTTACAGGCAGAATAATATATTAAATTTAGTTGTATTATGTTAAAATAATGTAGGTTGGGTTTAACACATAGCGGTATGTGCAAAATCTGATTTTTGTCGCCATGCGGATATCGTGGCGGCATTTTTTCATAGAATATACTAAAACAAATCGGAGGTTTGCTCATTGGAGATAAAAACATGGCACATCCGAGATAAAAAGGGGGTATCTTTGGAAAAATTATCAGAAATGACAGGCATCAGCAAATCTACATTAAATAATATAGAAAATGGAAAGGTATCTCCAAAAATCATCCAACTAGAGCTGATAGCAAAAGCCTTGAATGTACACATAAATGATTTGTTTGAATCAGAGTATAAGTAAATGTCAAGGCTATTTTATACTAATATAAATATTTCCAATAAACTGGAAATCGCCCCATACTAACTTTAATTGCTTTTATAAGCATATTATAATAAAAGTAGAAAGGGGAAATAGATATGGAAAATAGCACATACCGCAAATACATAGTACAAATGATTAACCATATCCATAGCAACAAATTGTTGCGCCTGATCTACGAATATGTGGATCGCCTGTACAAAGCCGATTAAGTCGGCTTTTTATTTTGCTAAATTCTTGATAATCTTGTACAACAACTTCAATTCATCATCCGTAAGATCTAGCGTTTGCTTTACTAGATTTTTGTGGAATTCATTCTCACCTTCCATAATGATATCAATTTTTTCTTTCAGATATGCATCATTATCAGAGTACATGGGTTCGATCCCATCGACAAGCCAAGCGTAGTTTACGTTAAATACTCGACAGATATCCTTTACGGTACGGTCCATGACACCTCTATGACCTCTTTCGTACCCGGCGATGGTTGTCTGCTTCAGGTTCAATTTATCGCCAAACTCTGTTTGATTGAGACCAAGTTCTTTCCTTAATATGGCTATTCTCTGGCCTATTCCATCCATCTGTAATCACCTCCTATCGTTTACATACATATGATAACACCTAAAATAACGCAACGCAATAAAAAAGTAGCAAAAAGTATTGACTTATACGATTCTACGCGTTATTATGATAGTGCAAAGAGTTAATAAAGGAGGTGATTGCAAATGGAAAAAAGAATCAGAGAGGAAATGATCCTGGAACTTGCTACAGAATACACAAGCATGGATGCGGTTCGAAGAGCTTATTTCAAGGGTGTGACTGACACACTTACACTGAATCGC